ACTGTATGGGTCAGAGTTTGTTATAGCCATATCATCCGCAAAATTTTTTGTGAATGTAAGCTATTTAATAACATTAAGAAAGAGAGAGTGTGTTGTTTGCCACATACAAACATACACATAAACCCACTGATAATCAATGAGTTATGAAAAAAAACAACAAATGTTCCACGTGAAACAATATATAATTTAGTTATAATAGACAGTCCGTACAAACTATTAAGTTATCCGTTGTTCCATTTATGGTCTGGACGGTAACATCTATTACAACTAAATATATATTATAATATGAAGAACTAAAACAACTGAGTAGGATAGAATCAACTATATGTACTGAGTAATGTTTAGTAGGTAATACGTTGTAACAAAAAAAGAAAGAAGAGACATTATAAGTTGTCTCTTCTTTCTTAAGAAAAGAATCCTAAGGATTCTTAGGCTATTTAGGCTCTTTAGGAGCCTTAGGAGCCTTTGGCTTTAGGTGTTCACTTGGAATTACAAGTTTCAAGTCAGAATTAACAGCCCACAAACTCCCAAGTAAATGGGATTTGTCTGCACCATTATGTGTGCCACCTTGGTGCACCATAATAAAGGTGTCTTTCTTCTCAGAATAATTCTGAGAACAGAAGACAGTTCCCCTTGTGGTAAATGCAATAGGTGTTTTACTTGCACTTTTTCTAAAGAAAGTGAGGTTCTCATTTTCGCCCATTCCAGCAATCTTGCGGAATATGTTCATGGGCATGAACAATTGTTTGTTTTCCATAAAAATATGTTTTTTTTAAATTGCACGGAGGTGTGCAACGCTATAGATAAGAAGGGGAGATGATGAATGGTAAGGTCATCACACACTCAATTACACATTAAATTTTTAATTAAAAAAAATTTTTTGTATAACACCATTGAACACATTATAAAATATTGTATATTATATTATGGAACCAATATTATCTTCTATATGCTGTCCTGAATGTGAAGGCAGTGTTTGTTTATGTTAAAAAATATATTAATGTATTTTAAAAATAAATTTGGAAAGTTTAAACTTTCTAGATATATTTGTATTCTAAATAATTAATAGAATGAAATCAAACAAACAAACAACAGAAACAATGGAAGCAGCACAAGAAGCTCCTAGTAAAGAAAAGGTAATGGAATGGATGCTAGATCAAATAGCATTTAAGAAAGTTCAATTAGAATTACAGGAGGTTGATACAAAGATTGCTGTTAGTAGATCAGAGTATATGAAGGCTATGTATACAATAGCACAGATATCTTCTCCACAGGATTCTCCTACATTAAAGCAACACACTCTTACAGAAGAAGATATATCTGCTAATCCTGAATTAGTTGAGCAAGGATTTAAAGTGGGGGATGTTGTTGGTATTCCTCCTCATACAGAAGAAGAGGAAATTGAGTTTACACCAGAATCCAACACAAATTCTGCTCCATTACAGCCTACAAGAGGATTAAAAAAATAATAATATGGCAGAGGTAAATCAAGTAGTAAAAAAGACTAAGGTTGATAAATGGGATATTATTAAGTTCCAGCTCACTACATATTGTTTTTTTAATAAGCTATCTCTTTCTAATGCAGATCTTGATTGTATTATATTGTTAGCAATGTCTGATGATTTAGATGAATTAAACACTATATGTATTAAGGTTTGTGATATGAAGATATTTAAAACTCCACAGAGTGTTAGAAATTCATTAAACAAAATGGAGAAGAAAGGTATTTTAGTTAAGAGTGGGAAGGGTAAGAAGAAGCTTGTTATTAATCCTGATATTGGACTTATTAAAGAGGGTAATATATTATTGAATTATAATCTATTATGTATTGAGACCAATTAAGTCTAAAGATCTTATTGTATCCACCGCACTTAAGAACAATCTTCCAGTGGAAGTGGTGACAGAAATAATTGCTGTTTATTGGAAAGATGTTAGAACTGCTTTGTCTACATTAGCATTTCCTAAAGTGCATGTAAGTAATTTAGGGGATTTTGTTGTAAAGTATTGGCTTATTGAAAAGCAGAAAGAAAACATCCACAGAATTATGAATGGATTAAAGCCAGGAATTAGAGGGGATGCATTACGTTTAAGTTTAGAAAGTAAGTTAATTCTTATAGATGAGATGGAAGAAAAAAGATTAGGTGAAGAACAAAGAAAAGATTTTATTAAATCACACAAAAAATTAATATCAAATGTTAAATCAAATATTTCAAAACAGAAAACAGATTTTAGAAGGAATAAAAAATAACATTTTTAAGAAAGATCATGTTGAAGTTATTGCAAATGGTAGATTAAACATTTGTAAATCTTGTGATAATTATACTACGGGAGATGCTGGTTGCCTAGTGGTAGGAACCAGCCCCTGCTGTAATAAATTAACAGGTGGTTGTGGATGTAGTTTGTCATTAAAAACAAGAGCATTAAGTTCAGGATGCCCTCTTTCTGTTCCTAAATGGAAAGCTATTTTAACAGAAAAAGAAGAAGATATATTAAATAAACAATTATAATTATGGCATTACAATTTAAACCAGAGTTTCATAAATACACTTCTATAGATGAAGAAGAAGCTATAGAATGGACTTCAGTGACAAGTTTTATTTCTAAATTTAAAGCTCCATTTGATGCAGATAAAATTGCAGCAAAAGTAACAAAGTCCAAAAAGTCCAAATGGTATGGAATGGATGTTGAAGAGATAAAGAATATTTGGAAAAATGAATCTAAAAGAGCTACAGATTTAGGAACATGGTATCACAACCAAAGAGAGTCTGATCTTTGTGGATTGAATTCAATAAGAAGAGAAGGGGTGGATGTTTCTATATATATTCCTAATGTAGATTTAGATGGTACTAAAACAGCACCAGATCAAAAGTTAGTAGAAGGTATTTATCCTGAGCATATGGTTTATTTAAAATCTGCTCAATTATGTGGTCAATCTGATTATGTAGAAGTGGTTAATAAGAAGGTTAATATTATAGATTATAAAACCAATAAAGAAATAAAATTAGAATCTTTTACATCATGGGATGGTGTTAGTCAGAAAATGGCAGCCCCACTTCAACATTTAGATGATTGTAATTTCAATCATTATGCACTACAATTGAGTGTTTATATGTATATTATTATTAAGCACAACCCATTATATAAACCTGGGACATTAACACTTCAGCATGTTATATTTGAAAAATCTGGTGAGGATAAGTATGGTAATCCAGTGACAGCAATAGACAATGATGGTAATCCTATTGTAAAAGAAGTTGTACAATACACTGTACCTTATTTAAAAGATGAAGTAGTAACACTTATTAAATATTTAAAAGATGAACAAAATAAATGTAAAAACAATCATTAAAAATGATTATCAATGGACTATTGAACAAGACCATCCTGGCATGTCTTTAAAAGATATGAAAGAAAAATATCTTAACACTTTTGTTACAGATGGTGTAGATGATTTACATGTAACCCAAATGAAATTCACTCCTACAGGAATTACAAATGGACATTATGTAATAGATTTGATAGATGATGAACAACAAGCTTCTCAATTTTTAAAAATATGACAATAAATAATAAATTTGATATAGGTGATCATGTATACATACTCACTGATAAAGAACAAGATATGGGAATTATCACTGGTATACTCATTAATCCAAGAGACATTGTATACTTTGTATCAAGAGATAGTGATGTAAATAGATTCTATGATTTTGAATTGAGTAAAGATGAAAATAAAATATTAAGATTATGATAAGGCTTTTTGATGTACTAAATGGGGAGATAATTCCTACAGAGCATTGTTATACAATGTTATGTTATAAGAAAATAATGGATGCCTATCCTGATGAATATTTAAATATATATGCCTATCTATTTTACCTATCATGTCCCAATCCAGAATTTAATCCTTTTTTTGATGTTCCAGAAAATGACAAAGAAGAACTAATTAGAAGAGAGGTTGGAGGTGAATTTGATTCAGATGATGAGCTTATACAAAATGCATTAGATGTAACTAAATCTTTATATGACACTCCTACAGTGAGAGCTTATATGGGTATTAAAGGAATGTTAGACAAACTTGCAAAGTATATGGAGAACACTGCAATTACAGATGGAAGGGATGGTAATATTACAGCACTAATAAATGCAGCCAAAAACTTTGAATCTGTAAGACAATCATTTAAAGGTGTATTAAAAGATTTACAAGAAGAACAATTATCAACAGTTAGAGGGGGTCAGAATATGGCTTATGATCAATAATAAATTAAAAACAAAACAAACATGAAAAAATTAATTGGAACAAGAGTTTTGATTACAAAACCAGTAAAACCAGAATCAACAATTGTAATCTCTCCTGAAATGGAAGATGCATTGGAAAGAGAAATGATGAAAAAATGGACACATTTAGAAGTGTATGCTATTGGCTCAGAAGTAACTTCTGTTAGTGTAGGAGATAGTGTATATGTACCTTCTTATTCTTTACAATCAGCAGATTTAATTGAATTAGATGATTTGTCAACAAAAATGATGATTTCTGAAAGAGACATTGCAATAATATGGTAGTAAAAGATGAATATTTACAACACTGGATGTTTCACTTCAACCCTTACACTAGAGTATGGAGTGGATTTCATAGAGACAACTATGTCAAATATCTTAACGGAGTGGGAGGATCCAACATTTACTCAGCTCCCAGTATGGACAAACTCCTTAGATACATAAAATCAAAACATGCAACAACATAAAATAGAAAATAATTATTATATTCAAATCCCTACATTTGAAAACAACACTTGGACAACCACAGTTTTTAATACAAGGGATGAATATAAAGAATTTGTAAATTCTATTTTTATTGATGCAGGTCCTGATAAAGGATATGGGTTTGATGAAATGAGTTTTGAATTTAATAGTGAAGCTAGAAAATTTCAAAAACAAGGATATTATACTAATGTACCTTTTAGGTCAAAGGATTATGTATTGTATTGGGATGACCAAAAAAACAAATGTAAGAATGGTGTAATCTTTAAGAATAAAGGTAAAACATGGTATCTCACTAGAGATTATTATATGTGGTTGAATTTTCTTCCTATTTATGATAAGGAAGAAAAAAGATTTGACTTTGCTAAAGTGAGGGATGCTCAATATCATATGGCATTATATGAATGGAAGGCAGAACTTAATTATAAACATTGTCCTATATTAAAAAAACGTCAGATAGCTAGTTCCTATTTTCATATGGGTAAACTAATAAATGCTTATTGGTTTGAAGAAGGTTCTGTAAATAAAATAGGAGCTAGTCTTAAAGACTACATTTCTGAGAAAGGATCTTGGAGGATGTTAAATGAATATAGGAATTTCTTAAATGAGCACACTGCATGGTATAGACCATCAGAACCAGATAAGATATTTTCATGGCAACAAAGGATTAAAGTGAGAATTGGTGGTCGTGATACTTATAAAGGAAACAAATCTATTATCACTGGTACATCATTTGAGAAAGATCCAACTAATGGTGTTGGTGGTCCATGTACTTATTTCTTTCATGAGGAGGCAGGTATTGCTCCTAAGATGATGGACACATATGAGTTTATGAGACCTGCCTTACAATCTGGTATGGTGACTACAGGAACATTTATTGCTGCTGGATCTGTAGGTGATTTAGATCAATGTATTCCTTTAAAAGATATGATCTTGTATCCACACAAATTTAGTATGCAAGCTGTCACTACAGATTTATTAGATGGTAATAAGACAATAGGTGAAACAGGACTTTTTATTCCTGAACAATGGAGTATGCCACCTTATATAGATGTATTTGGAAATTCTTTAGTAAATAAAGCTTTAGAAGCAATTTATGAAGAACGTAAACAATGGAAAAAAGATCTTAGTCCAGAACAATACCAGCTTCGTATATCTCAAAAACCCACTAACATTGAAGAAGCTTTTGCTACAAGAAAAGAATCTGTATTTCCACCACATTTAATATCACATCAACTTAAACGTATAGAAGATGGAGAATATCCAGTTGAATATGTCACATTATCTATAGGAGAAGATAATGGTAAAATCATTGCTACAAAAACTAATAAGAGTCCAATAAAGAAATTTCCTATAGATAAAACTATGGAAGATAAGTCTGGAGTGATATGTATATATTCAAGACCAATTCCAAATGTTCCTTGGGGAACATATTATGCTTCTATAGATCCAGTTGGGGAGGGAAAAACAACAACAAGTGATTCTCTTTGTAGTATATTTATATATAAAAATCCTACAGAAGTAATTAAAGATGATGGACAAGGTAAGGTGACTACCCATTTTGAAAGAGATGAGATGGTGGCTTCATGGTGTGGAAGGTTTGATGATCTTCAAAAAACACACGAAAGATTGGAGATGATGATAGAATGGTATAATGCTTGGACTTTAGTGGAGAATAATGTAAGTCTTTTTATACAATATATGATTAGTAAAAGAAAACAAAAATATCTAGTTCCAAAAGATCAGATTCCTTTTCTAAAAGAACTTTCTTCTAATGCTAGTGTATATGCTACATATGGATGGAAAAACACTGGGACATTATTTAAAACCCACTTAATATCTTATGGTATACAGTTTTTACAAGAAGAATTAGATATTCAAACAAATGAAAGTGGTGAGGTGATGAAAACTCACTATGGAGTGGAAAGAATTCCTGACCCAATGTTATTAGAAGAGATGAAACAATATCAACCAGGTTTAAATGTTGACCGTTTAGTTTCATTTTGTGCATTAGTTGCATTTGCTCAAATACAACAGAATAACAGAGGAAGAGCAACAAGAGTAGAAATTACATCAGATAAGTTGGAAAATTCACAAAAATTAAGTAAATTATCTATAAGGAGTCCATTTAGACACATGGGTTTAAACTCAGGAAGTTTAAGCAAAAGTGCTTTAAATAGTCCCCCTAGAAATACTTTCAAAAACATAAAATAAAATGGAAGATAAAAAGATTGAATTATTAGAAAAATTAATTAAAGAAAATAAAATTTCTTTAAAAGAAGCTTTGGTTTTAATTGGAGAAAATGAAGAAAAGATTGTAATACAACGTATTCCTTCTCAACCTTTGCATACAAATCCATGGGCAGAGCCTCATTGGAAAAAACCATTTGAAGTTTATTGTGCACCAGATCCATTTACAACAACATCAGGAACAACAGCTGTTTATCCAAAAGGAACAACTGTTAATACTACAATTTAAATATATAAAAAATGCAAATATATAATGCACTAGACCTCAAGTCAGGCAAGAAAGTAGAGTATAATAAAATGGGCAGTTTGATGCAGCCCATACAATTTCTTCCTGAAGGTGAAAAAGATGATGAATGGAGAGCTTGGAATTTAGATTGGCTTGAATGGCAAGGTATGCGTCAGCTTAGACGTAATGCTGTAAGACTACTCAAGAATTATAAACTTGCAAAAGGTATTATAGATAAAACAGACTATATAGTAGAAGAAGATAATCCTAATGCTGATCTTATTGATGTTCTCACTAAAGAAGATAAAACAGCATTAGAACTTAAATTCTATCCTATTGTTCCAAATGTAATTAATGTATTATGTTCTGAATTTAGTAAAAGATCTTCTAAAATAATGTTTAGGACAGTGGATGAATTGTCTTATAATGAAATGTTAGAAGAAAAAAAGAATATGATTGAGCAAGTGCTAATGCAAAAAGCACAAGCTAAAATGACTGAAAAACTTATTGGTATGGGAATGGATCCTAATTCTGATGAGTTTAAACAAGAAATGTCTCCTGAAAAATTAAAATCACTTCCAGAAATTGAAGGGTTTTTTAAGAAGAGTTACAGAAATGTTTATGAAGAATGGGCAACACATCAACATCAAGTGGATGTGGAGAGATTCCATATAGATGAATTAGAAGAACGTGCCTTCCGTGATATGCTTATTACAGATAGAGAATTTTGGCATTTTAGAATGGGAGAAGATGATTATGATATTGAGTTGTGGAATCCAGTACAAGTGTTCTATCATAAATCTGCATCTAATAGATATATATCTGAATCACATTGGATAGGAAATATTGATTTACTTACAGTGGCTGATGTTATTGATAAGTATGGATGGATGATGAATGAAGAGCAACTTAAAGCTTTGGAAGTTATTTATCCTGTTAGATCTGCTGGATATGCTCTTCCTGGTATGCAAAATGATGGTTCTTATTATGATGGTACAAGATCACATGACTGGAATACACAGATGCCAGGATTGGCTTATAGGCAATTTATGAGCACCTATGATAATACAAGGTGGAGTGGAGATGTTATACAAATGATCTTAAATGAGTCTGAAGATTTAATGGATTGGGGTAATGCACATCTTTTACGTTGTACAACAGTGTATTGGAAATCTCAAAGAAGAGTGGGACATCTCACTAAGATTACAGAATTAGGAGAATTAGTACAAGATATTATATCAGAGAATTATAAAATCACTGATAAACCACTATATGATAATACATTATACAAAGAAAAAACAAAAGATAATTTAATATTTGGTGAGCATATAGATTGGATATGGATTAATGAAGTTTGGGGTGGAATTAAAGTTGGGCCAAACAGACCTTCATTTTGGGGTATGAATAATCCAGGTGGTTTTAATCCATTATATTTAGGACTTAATGGTGGTAAACCAGGAAGAATTCCTTTCCAGTTTAAAGGAGATACAACACTCTATGGATGTAAACCTCCTGTAGAAGGATCTGTATTCTCTGATAGAAATACACGTTCTGTATCAATGGTGGATCTTATGAAGCCATTCCAGATTGGGTATAATATTGTTAATAACCAAATAGCTGACATTCTTATAGATGAACTTGGTACAGTGATTATGTTTGATCAGAATGCTCTACCAAGACACTCAATGGGAGAAGATTGGGGTAAGAACAATCTAGCTAATGCTTATGTAGCAATGAAGAATTTTCAAATGCTTCCATTAGATACATCTATCACTAATACAGAAAATGCACTAAACTTCCAGCACTATCAAGTGTTGAACTTAGAGCAAACAAATAGGTTGATGTCAAGGATTCAATTAGCTAATTATTTTAAAACTCAAGCATTTGAGGTGATTGGTATTAATCCACAAAGGATGGGACAACAGATTGCACAACAAACTGCTACAGGTGTAGAACAAGCATTAAATGCATCATATAATCAAACTGAAGTTTATTTTGTACAGCATAGTGATAATCTAATGCCAAGAGTACATCAGATGAGAACTGAACTTGCACAATACTACAATTCTACAAAACCATCTGTACGTTTACAATATATCACTTCTGCTGATGAAAAAGTTAACTTTCAGATTAATGGTACAGATCTTTTAATGAGAGATCTTAATATATTCTGTACAACTAAAACTAATTCAAGAGCTGTTATGGAACAACTCAAATCATTAGCCTTAAATAATAATACAACAGGTGCTAGTATATATGATCTTGGTAATGTAATTAAAGCTGAATCAATTGCTGAACTTTCTAATGTTCTTAAATCTTCTGAAGAAAAATCTAATGCAATTAGACAACAACAACAGCAGCATGAACAAGAAATGCAACAACAACAGCAACAATCTGCACAGCAACAACAACAAGCTCAACAACAATATGAATCTGAAGAAAAAGATAAAGACAGACAAGCTAGATTATTAGAAGCTCAAATAAGAGCTGCTGGTATGGGAGCTGGTGCTGATATTAATCAAAATCAAGTTTCAGATTATCAAGATGCAATGCTTAATATACAAAAGCAACAAAACTATGTTGATACAACAAATCTTAAAAGAGAACAAGAAGTAAATAAAACAAGATTTAATGAACAGAAGTTAGATGTTGAAAGACAAAAGCTTCAAACTCAACAAGATATAGCTAATAAACAATTAGAAATAGCTAGGACAAACAAAAATAAATATGACGTTAAATCTCCTAAAAAATAATAAATGTCATTACAAAAAATAAAACCAAAAAATCCCATTAAGTTTTCTCTTACGTTAAATTCTGAACAAAAAGAAGCTAAAGATAAAATTCTTTCTGCAAAGATTACTTTTTTAAAAGGACAAGCTGGATCAGGTAAATCTTTACTTGCAGCACAAATAGCATTAGATCTTTTATTTAAAAAAGAGGTGGAGAAGATTATATTAACAAGACCTGTAGTAACAGCAGGGGAGGATATAGGATTTTTACCTGGAGATAAAGATGCTAAATTAGCACCATATACAGCTTCTATATATGATAATATGTATAGACTCTATAATAAGGAGAAGATAGATAAAGAGATAGGAGAAGGAAATATTGAAGTTGTTCCTATTGGATTTATGAGAGGAAGAAACTTTTCAAATTGTTTTGTTGTTATAGATGAATCTCAAAACATAACTCAAACTCAACTAGAACTTATTATAACAAGACTTTGTATAGGATCTAAAATGATATTTGTA